TGCTTAGGTGTTGTTCCACCCCAAATACCATAATCTTCGAACATCCCTACTTTTAAGCATTTGTCCATTACTGGACATCGCATACAAATTTGCCTAGCGGTGTCTATCGCCATGTTATACATGTTTGTTGACTGACTTGCCCCGCGTGCAGCCCATTCTTCAGGAAAAAACACATCAGGCACTTGCTCACACTCGACACCACCATTATCAATAATTGCTTCTTGCAGCTCGAAGGTTAGGCGATCGATTCTAAATTTGTCGGCGGTCATAGTTAGAGTCTAGTTATGAGCACAAACAATATAGATAAGTTACTTCCTAACGCTGTGAGCTTAGGAACATTCGTAAATAACAGTCCTGAATGGCATGCACTTAGAAATGAGAAGGGCACAATTTCGGGCAGTGAGATAGGCGCAATTCTAGGCCTCTCACCTTTCACTTCTGCGGTAACTGTGTGGGCGCAAAAAACCGGCAGACTTCCATCAAGTTTTGAACCTAATACTGCTATGCGTTTAGGGCAGTTAGTTGAACCAGCAATCTTTACTTTATATTCTGAGCAGAATCCGACTCATCAAGTTGTTGAAGTAGGAACATACGCGCATAAAGAGCAGACTTGGGCTCACGCTAACCCTGATGGGGTTTGTGTTGATGAAACAGGTGAAGCCTACATTCTTGAGATAAAACATACTGCGACTTATTGGGATAGTGTCCCTGAACATTATCGAGCACAAGTGTTTTGGTATATGTGGGTTACAGGTTTGAAGCGGGCAGTGTTTGCTGTCGTAAATGCGGGCAGATATAACACTTATGAAGTGTTGTGGGATCAGTTTGAATTTGATGCTATCTACCATCGAGTCTTAGATTTTAGAACACGCATTTTTGCTGATGTGCAGCCTGACTGGGATGGCAGTGAAAGCACTTATGAAACGACCAGAGCTATTTCCCCTGGTGTTGAATCGCGTGATGAAGAGTTAGGCACACTCGGCATAGAGCTATGTAACGCTCAGCTTGACTTTGATAAAGCGGAAACTCATTTGCGCGAAATGAAATCAAGAGTTATAGGGGCTTTAAATGGTGCTAAAAATGGCACTATTGATGGGCAAGTTGTTGTAACTTTAAGTCAAAGGGGCAATAATGCGCCTTACCTAACAATAAAGAAAGCAGTAAAGAAATGACTTTAGATTTGCCTTACTACACAGGATTGATTTTGGCTTTAGGTTTTGTCCTAATCCCGATTATTGCGATTGCTGTTTGGGGACTAATTCAATTAGATAGAAAGAAGAAGAAATAATGGCTCAATTCAACCTGGCAGATTATGAAACAGTTGCCGAACGCATAACCCGCTTCTATAAAGACAACAGCGATGGTCGGATTATTACTCAAAACATCACTACTGCAACTGATAGACAGATAAGCACTTGGGTTGTTCAAGCCTACATTTATTTAAGTTCAGGCGATCAGGCAGCAAACATTCCTAAAGCCACCGGACTTGCATTTGAGATTGATGGTGCAGGTATGGCTAATAAAACTTCTGCTTTAGAGAACGCTGAGACTTCTGCTATCGGTAGAGCCTTGGCTAATGCAGGCTACTCAGGCGATAAACGAGCTACACGCGAAGAGATGAGCAAAGTTAAGCGTGATGTTCCTGTGGCACGAAACTGGGAATTAGCTCTAAGCAACATAAACGACATTGAAGGTTTGCGATCACTTTATCTTGAAGCGAAACAAGGTAAAGCAGCACCTAGTATTCTGGAAGCAATAAAAGGTAAGGCTGATGGAATCTCTGGAGTTGCTTCGTAACATAGCAGTCCTGTCTGCTCATGTTCGTGAGCTAGGTGAACTTGTTGTTGTGTTGCGTGATGACCCTATTTTGCGTGGTAAAACGCTGTCCAGGCTACATGAACAGACTTTGCGCCTAAACTTTATGATCAGTTTCTTACAGGATTAGGTATTTTCGCTGTGTCTATGGTTAGATACAGGTTATGGACAAAACGCGTTATCAAGAACTTCTTAAAACTAATCAAATCGATTGTTGGCAGTGTGGGCAAAAAGTGCCTTACACAATTTGGGCTAAACGCCGAGAACGCGGTAAAACTGATTGGGATAAATGTCGCGACTGCACCGCTAAACCTTCTAACGCTGTAAGGACAATACACCCTGTTTTAGGTGTAATCATTTGTTACCCCTACATCGGTGAATTAGATGACTTGTGGCGGCCTATTGATGATTCTGGGCAACTGTTTCTACCTGGTGAACGCCTATGCGGTTTGAAGGATTGTGTGAATCGTAATCATGTTATCGGGCTAAAATACGCTAAGAAACCTAAGCAAATAACTGATTTTGAACTATTGATGGCTATGGTTGAAGTTCAGGAATACCAGAAACGGACAAGGACAAGCTGATGAAACTAAAAATAGGTAGCCTATTTTCGGGTTATGGTGGGCTTGATTTAGCGGTAATGAATACACTTGATGCCGAAGTTGTTTGGCATTGTGAATGGGAGAAAGCACCTAGCGCAATCCTTGAACATCATTTTCCGAATGTCCCTAATTTTAAGGATGTTAGATCAGTTGATTTTACGACTGTTGAATCTGTGGATATTCTTACTGGTGGTTTTCCTTGCCAAGATTTGTCGCTTGCAGGTAAAAGGGCAGGCCTTGAAGAAGGAACACGCTCAGGGTTATGGATTGAGTTTGCTAGAGCAATACAAGAGTTACAACCAAAATTAGTGATTATCGAAAATGTTAGGGGTTTATTAAGTGCCAAAGCCAATAATGGAATGGAATACGAGCAAGAAGATTTGGATGTTATCGCAGGAAGAAACCCTATTCGGGCGATGGGAGCTGTTCTCGGGGACTTGGCCGACCTCGGGTATGATGCTCGATGGTGTGGTTTACGAGCTGCCGATACAGGCGCACCGCACAACCGATTCAGAATCTTCATTGTTGCCTACCCTTCCAACACCAAACACGATGGAGCATAGGGAGATAAAAACTCCTGAGCAGATTGCAGCATTAAAGGCTAAGAGTCCTGGTGGTTACAGAAACTTGCGTGAAACAGTCATCAATGAATTACCTGATGATTTGCTTAGAACTCCTAGTGTTGTTGATGGAACTGGTGGGGCTATAAGTGAAACTCAGGCTGTTGAGCGTGGCAGGATGGTGAAGGTTGCAGATCAGGTTGCTGAACTTGCTTTCGATAATGGCTTGAAGGTGTCTGATGCTATTGCTTCTTCTTTGTTGCCTACTCCTACTGTTGGGCATGTCCGTAATCATGATGAGCCTGTGGAAGAGTATTTAGAGCGCAGACAGGATTATGTTGATGGGAAGACTAAGGGTATGCCTGGGGCTAGTTTGGGTGTTGCAGTGCGTATGGAGTTATTTCCTACACCTGTTGCTAGTGAAGGTTTGAAAGCACCGGCTCAACAAGATGCTGAAACTAAGGGTAAGACTGGGCAGGTTTGGTTGAGTAATGTTGCTAAAGGAATTAGTAATGAGAACGCTGAAGTTGTTTTGCTTGGCACACCTAGAACATCGGCTGCTAATGCTTCTACTGCCAAACAGGTTGAAGCAGGTGCGCCTAAGAGTCGCATTGAAGATCAGGTGCAACTTTTACCGACTTTAAGAGCCTCGGATGGTTATGAGCGTAGAAATCAAAAAACTATGGACAAAATCGCTTCCGAAGGTGGCGATATGACAATGCCAACTTTAGCCAGAACAACTATTAATTGGGGCAAGTTTGAGCCTGCTATAAGGCGTTGGGAAGAACTAACACGCCCTGCACCTAGTCCCACTAAACCTGATGGTAAAGATGGGAATCATAGGTTGTCTGCCGAATTTACTGAATGGATGATGGGTTTGCCTGCCGGTTGGGTTACTGCTGAAGAGATTGGTTTGAAGCGTAATGATCAACTTAAGGCTTGCGGTAATGGGGTAGTTCCACAACAAGCTGAAATGGCTTTAAAAATACTGTTACAAGATATAAACATTTAAAGAAAGATTAGGACAAATTGGGCTATAAAGAGATGGACAAGGTTTGGTTGCAGTCGCAGGCCGTTAAGACAGATAAGTTGATTCTTTTGGCTATCGCTAAGACATACAACATTGGTAAGGGTTCGTGGCCTAGTCAAAAGCATCTCGCTGAATTGTGTGGGGTTAGTGATCGTGCTGTTCGGTCAGGTTTGAATCGGCTGCTGAAACTGGGTGAACTTGTTTGGGTTAGGGGTAATAGTCATGGTAAAGCTAATTTGTATTTGATTAGTTTTCTTGAGTCTGACTATACAAAAACTTCCGCATTGGAGATACAAAAACTTCCGCTTAAAGTGCAAGAAACTTCCGCTGAAAACGACAAAAACTTCCGACCATTATATAAACAATTAAATAAATTAGATAAGGGCAGAAATCTTGTTTTTGATTCTAAGCCTGGTTCTATTTTTTGGGATGTTGTTGCTGAGGCTCGACCTGATTTATCGTTTGTTGAGCGTAAAGAGGGTTTGGAGAGTTTTGCTGTGTCTAAGGATGCTTGGTGGATTGAGCATGCTCGTACCGATGAGATTTTGTTAGACAAGGTTTTGGCATGCTTTCCTAGTGCAGATGGGAAACGATGATGAGTGAGATTGATTTTGAAGAGCTTGTTATAGGTTCTATTCTTAATTCTCATGGCAGGGTGTTAGATCATGTTCATCTTGATTCTTCTGATTTTGATGCAACTTGGTTTGCTGAAGCGTTTGATGTGATTCTTGATTTGAAGGCTCAAATTATGGCTATTGATGTTTTTAATGTGTCTGCTCGTTTGAATCCTGTTGCTAGGCAGAGAGTGATTGTTGCGACTGATT